ATGTGCATTTTGAAACATAAAATTTAATTTTGTTACCCCAGATACATCAAAATGGTTTAATGGTTGGTTAAAATTAATTGCTTTTTGAAACATGCTACCCATAAATGTTGCTGATGTGGTTTCCCATTCTATTAAGGATCCATTAAATTGGGTTGCATTTCCAAACATATTACTAAAGTTTTTTACATTACTTACATCCCAAGAACTTAAATTATATGATGGAAAAGTAGAATTTTTAAACATGCTAAACATTCTTTGTATAGTAGGTACAACCCAATTTTCAATATTGTTAATAAATAGGCTAGGGCTATTTGAACCCGCATTTTCGAACATCCCAACCATATTACTAGCAAAACTTACATCAGGAAAATCATTTGTTGGACATTTATATAAATTTACACAATTTTTAAATGCGTCTTCCATGTTTTTCCATTTTATATTGCCCCAGTTATTTATTGAAATAAGATTATCATGTGTTGCTGTTGCTCTATTCATCATTATTCTGGGGAAGGTGCCATCAATTGTAACTGTATATTCTCCAGAGTTAGAGTATGTATGTGATAAATCATTATTACTAGTAATAGTTTCTTCATTACCATCACCCCAATCAATTGTAAAATCATATGTTTGAGAAGGATCTAACCCAATAATAATATCAAAATTATTAGAAGGAACATTCCAAGTAGTAATAAAAGAAGGAAGTATTATTGGAGGAATTAATGGAGGTAAACCATTTCCTTTTTTAAAGTTATACCCTCCATATTCAAAGACTTCATCCATAGAACTAGTTACTCTTAAAGACCCTGTTACTTTTTGTTTATAATATTCTTTAATTGCATATAAATAAGCATGAGGACCTTCTATATGTTGAGCCCCCACCATTGGCCCTTTTTTTGGGTGGATGTGGTAAAAACCTATGTATGGTTTTCTAGTAAATGAGTTTATAAATTCGTTCCCATCAGTATATAAACCTTCATTTTTAGAATATTTAAAATATTGATCATATTTATTTTTGAAATAAGAATTAAAACCAGATAATGTTAAATTAGAAGAAATTCTTTCTATAGTTTTTTTATTTACCTTTGAAGCTTCATTTCTGTTGCCTGATATAAGCCATGGAAATTTAAAAGCAGTATATAAAGAATAATCTACATTTGGTTCTTGATTTATAAATTTTTCATATTGGTTTTGATTAATCTCAATATATTTAATTTCATTATTTTTAGAAGAAAAGTATCTTTGATATTCTCCTAACTTATAATCTTTTTCCGTTGGAAGATTAGTAACTTGTGTTGGTGGTAAAGGTGGATTACCTATAAGATTTAGGGATGTTGAAGATGCGTACACATCAGGAACTAAATACAAAGCAGCTTCTTGGGAATAATTTCCAATTTCTCCTTCTTCTGCATCATTAACTTTTGATGATTTAGGTATTACTAATTCTTGTACCGGAGGGTCATTGGGGTTTTTACCTGTATAGTATTTTCCATTAGATGTTTTAAAATAAAAACCTATATATTCTTTTTCAGTACCAACATATACATATTCCCTACCATTGGTATATAAATTAGTTGTTATTTGTGATTTTGGAAAATACATTAGCTAAATTCTTGTAATAATTCTATTAATTCTTTTTGTGGAAATACATCTCTTTTATCTGTTCTATATGAATTGTGAGTAAAAGTACCTGGGTTGAATTTCCATGCTGTTTCTGCTACCTTTTTCTTAGAAGGGAATTGTTCATAAAACCCATTTGCTCCACTATAACTAGATCCTATTGTAATCTTTGGATATTCTTTTTTAATTTGATTTAATACTTTCTTTAAAATTTTTAGTTGGGGTTTGGTATAAGCATGATAATAGTCATAACCTCTATATTCTTTTGTCATTTTTAAAGACCCATCACTTAGCATTTTTACTGGTCTAGATACTGCGGGGTCATTAATTCCACCTTTAAGTTCTTTATAAGTAAATATTTTACTTCCTTGTTTAAATCTTGCGGTATCTTCAAATGTTCCATCTGGGTTTCTTCCTGAGTCGCTTATGTATTTTAAAAATCCAGCTCCTTCTAATTCAATAGAAACAGTACTTTTTTGCAAATAATTATTTCCTTCCCTACTACTTCCTATGTGATTGCCCCAATATTTTAAAGGAAATAATTGGTCATAATCACCATCTCTATTAATAATGAAATGTGTAGAGACATGAGTAGATTTTCTAGTAAATGAATTAGTTATATTTTCAACACTTGCCCCAAATACTGCTGTATGATGTAATACTAATTGAATTTTATCTGTTGATTGAGGATAGTAACATAAACCATTACTTGATGGGGCTTTTAATGATGTTTTTTTAAGTAAAGATTCAGCTTGTGCCTCGGGACCCGTAAATTCTTTTATTTCTTTACTAGTTGAAGTATCAGGATTTTTGAAGGACTTTACTAATTTTTTACTTGGTGCCTTTGATGTATTAGGTTGAGAAATTGTTGTAATGTTAGTTTTCCATAAATTACTACTTACCTCATGATTAACCCCATCTACTATAAATTTTAAAGTTGATGGATAGGAAGCAGGTAAAGATCTTTGGTTTATTTTAATTCTATTGTATATCTTTATACCACCTAGACCATCAAAAGTTAATCCTAAAGTTACAGGTATAAAACCTGTGGCTCCTGAAACTATATTTTGTATTTCGTATTGAAGTTGATCTTGATATGATTTATACTGTTTAAACGAAGCATAACCTCTGTCTAAAAAATCTTTATTATCAGATGAGTACCAATATAAAGCATCTGATGGGGGAACTTTTTGGTCCACAAATTTAGTATCTATGCCTTCACCCTCAAATATTGAACCAGATCTAGAGCCTGCAATATTGCCAACTAGATTTAATAGGTACCGACCATCTCTTTCATTTCCTGAAGTTCTAACTTCTACTTTACTAACACCTATACCACCAAAAGCATCTAATAAATAAGTAGGATAATCATTTAATTTTTCTCCATCATTTAAATAAGTACGATTTTTCCCTTTAGTATCTTTATCAATTTGTAAAATAGAATCTTTAACTAAATCTTTTAATGAATCTTTTTCAAAATTAGTTTCATTAGATGAAAACCTTGATGTTTCATCTGTTCCATAATATTTAGTAGTACCTTTATACGTCCATTTATAGGAACCAAATGCATAGTTGAAGGAGGAATTTACTTTAAAATTATTATCGTAAATATCATTAAAATATTTTTCTTTTTTAGTTGGCCCTCCATAAATTGATTCATCACTTATATATTTTTCTTCAAATCTATTTTTTAAACCCCTATTCCAGTGTTTATAACCTACAGCATTCATGGAATTTTGCTCTGATCCTGCAGCTGTTGCCCCAATAGATATTTGAGTCATTAATTGGGGAGTTATTTTAGTTTGGAAGCTAAAATCAGTAACAAATGTAGATCCTGAAGTTGGTGTATATCCTATAATATTAAATTCTGCTTCTTGAGTTTTTGAAGGGTAAACAAAATCATAACCTGTTATAGGGTTTTCATCTAAAAAATAAACTTCTACATCATTTTTTATACTAACTGAAAGGTCGGGAACATTACCCATACATCTACTTATACCATCAGCTATCTTTTGAACAAAACTATATAAGTCTAATTCATTTTTTTCATTTTTATTAGAACTTAAAACATCGGCAACAAAATTTAAATTAAGGTAAACATTCATTAATTTACCATAATAAACATTTTCTTTTTCTACAACAAAATCTTTTAGTTTTGAAAATGATGGTAGATTTATTTTACCAACTATTCCTAATTCTTCAGTAAATGTTGGTTTAAAAATACAAATTGATGGGTCTAAAGGTATTAAATTAGGTTCATAATTAATTCTAGTATTTTCTTCAGAAGTTTCAAAGGCAATTGATGAATCTTTTATTTCACTATCACCGTTTACAACCTTAAAAACTACATTATCTTCAATGATTTTTAATAATTCACCAAACCTAACATAGAAATTTGAGGTAGTAGGTATTTTAGCTTGATTATCTTCAATTTCATCTTCAACTGCATTAGGGAGATAATAAAAATTATCATCTTCAGTGTCTAAATTAAATTCAAAAAACTTAGTTATTATTTGAGCTATGTAACTAGATATTCTATCTGATCCTAAATTTGTTATTATTTTGTTATCTTCTTCATCGTCTTCTAATTCATCACCATCATCACCCCCAATTTTGTAAATTTTTCTAAGTTCTTGCACTCTTTTTTCAAGTTCTTTTTTTGATAAAGATTTAGTTGGTACAACAGCATTAATTGATTCTATTACACTCCCAAGGGTAATTAAATTAATAGTAATATCATAGGTGTTATCTGCGTTTAATGTCCAACTAAAATTATTTACTTTACCAAAAAATCCTTGATAATTTCCTTTATAACGATCTACAAAAGTATTAATCTGTTGTAACATTTGTCTTTGGGAAAATGATTCATCTTTAAACCATTGATTTTCTATAATAGTAGATTCTACATTTTTTATTATGGGATTATTATTTTCATCTATTGAATCAATATATCTATCCCAACCCCACTCTAGCATCATTAAATAACCTAATCTTAAATAGAGTATTTCAATAATACCAAATTGAAATTTATTAAATGCCTTTAAGGTTACGGTTGCTTTTCGGATTGAACCTCTATTAACAGATTCTACCTTTATACCTGTTATACCCGGAACTGGTTGTAATCCTCTACTATTGCCTCCTATTCCCCCATACATTTTACTATTACTTCCATCCCAGCTATTAGTAGTTCTTACACCTCTTCTTTTTTCATAAGTAGCTGCCCTAGTTTGAGTAGTTACAGCATTTTCTCCTTCACCCGTTGTTGTTAGTTCTGCTCCTTGAGTTAAGGATTGCATTGTATTAAATAATATATAATTTTTAGCTAAATTTTTACCAAGTAAAGATTGAATAGCAGTTTCAGATAAATAATTTTGGGTTTCAAATTTAGCTAAATCTTTAAGTCTTTGAGCTCCTCCACCATTTTGTAATAGGCTAGTTCCCGAGGCTAATTTTATCCAAGCATTTTTATTATTTAAAAAATTTAATACTGCTGGTGATCTTTGAATAGATGATTCATTATAACCCGCACCTTGGATTTTTTGTCTTAGATTAATTTGTTCCCCAATTATTTCTTTTACTGGTTCTCCGATTATATTTCCAGCCATAACTAAATTGCATTTAATTGTTGATAATCTAAGATAATTGCTCCGATATTCCCAGGAATTCTAATTTGTACTCCTAAAGGTGGAAACATTGAATTTTGATTAAATTGGGGATTTGCTATAGAAATAACCCACCATAAATTAGAATCACCATAATATGTTTGAGCTAAAATATCAAATCTATCTCCTTCATCTGTATAAGCATAGATGTCATCAAAACCTAAAGGAATATCTGGATATTTAACTGTTGTTTTATATCTTTTTCCTTTAGGAGTTTCTTTATTTGATATTGTAGTATATCTACCCATTAAATATCATTATAATTGTTACTATTTCCATTAGATAAGCTAATATATCTTTCAGGCCCAAAAGTTGCTAAATCACCTAATGTACCAGGACCTTTATTATTAGTATCTTTAAATATATTTTTCTGTACATTAGGTGCAAAATTGTGAATTGGACAAAAATTAAATCCTGATACATTTATAATAAAAGGTAATTCTTTAACACTTTTATCACTTAAGACTCCTGACTCATTTATAGTTTGAGTATCAGGTATTGCTATTTCCCACGGGGATTCCATAGGTACAGTATACTGAATTCCTTTCATTATTCCAACTTGGTTAAAAAGATATCCACCTATTGTTAATTCTATTAAATTACCTCTCATATAACCATCTGCTGAATAATCTGGGGCGCAAACCGAAGCTAGATAATTTAATTTTTGATACATTGGAATTAACTCTTGTTTAGATTGAGCTGCTACTGTCCAACTTAAATTAAATTGTCTATCAAATCCTTGATAGTTATATAAATTTTCTGCTCTACCCGCAAATTTTTGAGATGACCATTCTGCAGTATATGAATCATCCATACTGTCTAAAAATGCCCTAAAATGGATGTATGTTTTTAATGAAGGATTATCATTATCAATTACTCCTATTCTAAATTTACATAAATCATTTATTGGTTTTTCTTTTGGATCAACATTACTAGATTTATAAATTTGTAAAGCGTTAATTTTATCTAATGCTTCATTATTACCTGTTACGTAACTTGTTGTCCTATTTTTTGCTCCGGCATTCCCTAATTTTACTCTACCTTCATATCTGTTTGTAAGCACCGAATAATCTAAACTTGATACCGAATCTGCTTTTGTTTTTTGCCTAAAATCTTCAAGTATTTGTGCTTGTGGGTAATTATTTTTAGGATCACCTACTACTACACTACCTGTACCTTTAGCATCCATTAATTGGTTATAATTTAAAGATGATTCTAAACCAGGAATAACTGATGGAGCTTGGGGATTAAATGTATTATTTTGAAAAACACTTGTTGCAAAAGTTTGTAAAGAATTAGAATTATTTACTAAATTATATTCACCTTGAAATAAATCTGTTCCTCCATAATCTTCATAAATTTTACTTAACGTATTATTGAATACTTTTGCAGATTGATAAGATACTGAAGGTCTAATAAATACCGAATAGTCTTCTACTCCATAATTTAAAACCCCAGTTCCAAACGTTGGAGTTGGTGTTGTATTTAAACTAAATAGAGAGGAATTAGATGAAGGTTTTGGGGTAGTTCTATTACTATTTGAAAAAAAGCGATCGGTTGTTGATTTATCACCAGCTAGAAAAGGATTGTTTCTTCCTGTTCTATTTTTAGATATAGAAATATTTGTTTTACCTACACCTAATGTTGACCCAGGCCCTCCTGAGTATGAATAAAGTTCTGTTGCTTGTTGGACTACATATCTGCCAGGATTATCTGGTTTTAGTATGCCATCTTTAATAAAAGAATTTGCAAATGATACTAGTCTACTAGTAGGAGGTAAATTAGGATTTTGTCTTTCATTTTGAGCAACTGTATCTAGATATAAAGGTTGAGATAAAGGTAATGAAGGACCAAACCCGGTTGATAAAATATTTCCATTAGCAACATTATTTGTATTTACAAATGGATTTATACCTTGTTTTTGTAAATGCCCTCCTAATGGGTTTGCTGCCGCTTGTAAAATAGTAGAGGTAGGCAAATAAATACCATCATTTAATGGTAGTCTATTGTTTTTATTATCCGTTACACCCCCAGAAACTGCTTTTATATTAACCCCACTTCTTGAAAGTGCATTTTGTTTTACTGTAAATAAAAGCCCATTTGGAGATTTTAAATCAAAAAACATTTGTGTTAACCTAGAAACATCTCTACCCACAGCTCTAGGTAATAAAGATCCTCCTCTTAAAAGAAAATCTACATCACCTAAACCAGGGCCAGATCCACTTGGTATAGAAGATTTAATATAAGGCTGATTGCTACCATTTGTAGGACCAGCTCCTAATCTATCATATCCATACCTTAGGGATTTAAGGTTGGTTTGAAGATTAACTAAAGGCATGTATTATTGTACGTTACCAGTTGTATCTACTGCTCTTGGTGCATCAGAAACATAATCAACATAAGTTCCTTTAGAAAAAGTATTATTTACAGGTATTACTCCTCCAGCTTTTAATGGTGCTGATGGCTTTTCTCCTTTTAAAGGTGTTAAAGTACTTCCTTCTGATTCAAGTTTATTAAGTAAAGGCATAATTTAAATTTTAATTGTTAAACATTTATTATAAATATTATTATTGTATAGAGAATGCACTTATTCCTGCTACTGTACCAACTTCAATAGAATCCATTTGTACTTTAGGGGCAGGTTTATTTATTAGAGCTTCTAATAAAGCATTTGTTTTTTTAGCTTCAGAATTATCTTGTTGTACTACAGTTTGGGTAGGAGGATTTGAATTATTATTGTTATTATTATTAGCTATCATTGCTCCTAAACCTGGGGCCGCTGCAAATTCATCATTATTTGATAATTCAAATAATCCTCCTTCTGCAGGTGAAACTAAGGTTTTACCGTTTGCAGAATACATATCTCCTGCTTGTTTTGGTTTTGATGATAATGCAGCAAATCCTGTTGTTATTATTGCCGCTGATGCTGCAAGTCCTAAAATAGGTCCTACTACAGGTATCCAAGCTAAAGCTCCATAAGCTAAATATCCTGCTAATAAAATTGCAACACCTGCTATTCCTTTTAATATACCACTTAAAGGACCTAATCCCTCAGCTAAATTTCCAACATAAGCTATTGATTCGCCAACCATAGTAGAAAAAGCCATTATACCACTAACCATAGAACCTATAAATTCTACTACTGGTAGTAATAAATCAGTTAATACTAGTATAGGTTCCGCTATAGCTACAAATAATTCTTGTACCTTAGTTAAGGTAGCTGATAGTCTACTTGCTTGACTAGCTTGTTCTCTTAAACCTTCAACTCCCTCTTCTGCTAATTCTCTTTGTGCTTGTTCTAATCCAACTTCTGCTATTCTATTATTAAGTAATTTTTCCCTTTCCTGTGCTTCTTCTCCAGTTGCTCCTTTTAATTGTTCTTGTATAAATAAAGTTTGTGCTAAATCTTCTCTACTCATACCAACTGATTTTGCTAATGCTTCCTGTTGGAGTCTATTCATAGCTGTAAATTCAGCTGTAGAACCTGCTTGTTTTGAAATTTCTCTAGCAACTCCTGCAAGATCATTTTCTAGGGCAAATAATCTAGCTTTTTCTAAATTAATATCTTTACCTAGTAATAATTCTGCTTCTAATTCATTATTTATAGAAGATTCAAAATCTAATAAGCTACTTGCTATACCATCTACCTTAGATAATTCCATACCTAGGGATTTTGCAGTAGCAACTGCATCCGCTATTAATGATGGGTTTTTACCTAAAGATAATGTAGTAGCAGCTGAAACATTACCTATATCTTTTAATAATTCTTTTTCATTTAATAAAACTCCATTTTGTGTTGCTGATATTTGGGCTTGGGCCATAAATTCCCCTGTAACCTCATTCATTGTTTTACCTGTAGTTAATGATATAGCCGCAATACCTTGTAATTCTTCATTTGTAAACCCAGCATATTCTCTCATTTCAGTAAATTGAACTAACATTTCTTTACTTAGCATAGTATTAGTACCTAATGCTTCAGACATAGCTACTAAAGAATCTTGCATACCTTGTGTAGTAACTTTATTACTAAAAGAAAGATCCGCAGATTTTTTAAGTTCTCGTCTAGTAGCTAAAGATTCTTTGTATGTCATGTTCATACTTTTAGCCATATCACCTGCTGCTTTATCAGATTTTATAAAAGCATTAAGAAACATAGCTAATAATGCCGCTGGGGCTAAGGCCGCCTTCATTGATTTTACTAAACTTTTAGCAGATGTCATTATAGACGTCATATTCATTTGACCCTCAGTAAATTTTCCTGCTTTTATTTGTTGAGAATTAACTCCTGCTTGTGACATTGCATCCTTAATGCCCACTCCTTCTGCTCTTAAAGCTTTAAATTTATCTATACCAAAATTAGTACTTTCCATTTCACCAACAACCTTAGAAGCAGCTTTTCCAGCTTCATCAAATGTGGATGAAAATACACTTAATCCCGGTACTTTGGATAAAGCATCACTCATAAACTTCATTGATGTTATTCCATCTTTACTAAATACATTGTTAGAAGATGATTCTATAGCAGATATTTCTGCTTTTAAAATTATAGCATTCTTAACTTGATCATCTATAGATTCAGCTAAAGCAAAATTTGCTTTTATTTGTTCAGAAGTAAGTCCAGCAGTATCCTTAGTAAGTTTTTGCTGGGTTTGTTTTAAAAGACTAATATCCTTATCTATTTTTAACTTATCTTTTCCTAATTTAGCTATTGCTTTACTATCAATTAGCTCTTGTTTTTGAAAAGTTGTAATATTTTCAGATACTCTACTTATAGAATTTGTAGACCTTAGAATAGCTGATTTTTCAGCTTTTTGAAATTGAAGTTGTTTTGTTTGATCTTTTATGGTATTGGAAATATCTTGTTGTTCAGAATTAATACGTTTTTCAGTAGCTAATTTCTGTTTTTCAAGGTTTAAATTTTCCTCAGTAAGCCTATTAATATCAGTTAGTATATCCCTAATGGATCTAGCATTTGATTCTTGTTCGTCTAAAGTTGCCATGCAGATATTTTATTATAAATATGCAAAAAGCAACTATTTGTAGCTGCTTTTTCCTTTATATTCCTTAGATGCTTGTTTAAATTGAGGGGCATTTATTTTACCATCAGAGTCTACAAGTGATGATTTACCTGCGGATTGTTGGTTTTTTATAGATGCTGTTTCTGCTTCATAGTAATCCAACATTTCTTTATAAGTATATTTCCTTAACCAAATAGGTAAGTTATATATTGTTTGAAAGTCATACCCACCTTTACCATGAAAGATCATTTGATGGATTGTTTTAAATAAATTAATTCTTACTTCAGACGCATTATTTGTAGTCAGGCCAAAAAAAGTTAAGCCCTATAGGCACAACTACCTCCTCTCCATTATCTAAAATATAGGATAGGTTTACATCCGGTTGTGTTGATGAAATATGTTCTCTGAAAGCTCTAGAGTCCCTAGCTAAAAAATGATTATCTACAAAATCTCTAATATCTTTTTTTTCTTCACTTCCATTAACAGAGGTAATAAGATATTTTAACCTAGTTGTTAAATCTGCCGATCCTTCTTTATTTAACTTTTTTAAACCAGCTATTTCTCTTTCAATTTGCTTTTCTAGTTTGCCCGTAGCTAGTTGATAAGTTAAAATTGTGTTTGTAGAAGGAGTAGTAAAATTAAATTCATTTTTTCCTGCTGTATAATCTGAGTCTTTAATTTCTTTATTTTCTAAGGTAGACATATCTAAAGTATATGTTTGTCCTTTAACAGATATATCATAATTACTACCATATCCTAAAATACGTGTAGCAATTAATAATGCATTTTTATCACCTACAATTAAGTCATCTATATTAATATTTTTATCTATAATAACAGATTTAAGTAATTTTTCTAATACTATTCCTTTTTCAATAAATGATTGGTTTGAAAGAATATCTTCTTCTTTAGCAGTCATATATTTAATCTCTACCTTACCACTTGAAAGGGGATTATCTTTTAAATATATTAAACCTTTAGAGGGTAATTCTATCTCTTCTGTTGGGAATTCAAATTCAGCCATAATCTTTATTTAATTAAAACATTTTTATCGTTGATACATATTAATATAAGAAAAAGCTTGACCGAAGCCAAGCTATTTTCTAAATCAGGGGTGGGTAAAATTTTTAGAAATTTAATACACAATAATCTGGTTGTACAGTCATTGTAATTTCTTGAGCAGCATTTTCAGTATCCCAGTTAAAATCTCCAAATGAAGCTTCTGTAATCATTGCTCCTTTGATGATCCATTCTGATACAATATCACCTACAGGTCCTAGCACGTTGATTGTAAGATCTTTCTTATAGAAATCACTATAACCATCTCTACCAGTTACTGATTCGTGGTGTAATCTAACCCATTCCATTACTGATTGTGCACCAGATGGAGTGATTGGGTCAAATAGCGTAAACTGAATAGTACCCCAAGTTGTTTTACCTTTTACAAATCTTTGAACATTAATGTGATTCAAAGGTACTGTTCCTTGTGATACAGTTACAGCTCCTACACCTTTCATAATGTAAGCTGGGAATCCATCTACAAAACAGATAAATCTATTCTTTTGTTTTGGTTCAAATGCTGTGAAAAATATTTCGTTTGGGTTTAATACTGCCATTTTATTTTCTTATTTTATTATAAATATTTATCTTTTTAGTTTTTATGCTGGGAATGTTGCTCCAGTTGGTAATACATTAAAATCTAATAATATAAATTCAGCTGTTCTAGTTGGTTGTAAGAAAATTTGTCCAATTAACTCATTTCTATCTATTACATCTGGTGTATTATTGCTTTCATCCATTACTACTTTAAAGGCATATAATCCTTGTCTTTGTTGAACACTTTCTAAATATGGATTTACTTGTGTTAAAAAGTTTTGTCTTGTTGCAATTGTATTTTGTTCAAATACTAAATTATCTGCAATTTGAGAGATAAAACTCTTAAGTGTGATTAATAATCTACGTACATTTACTCTATCTAACGCAGAAGCTGCTTTTTGTAATGTTTTTTGTCCAAATACTACAACTCCTTGTGATGGGAATGTTGCAATTGGGTTTACATTTGCTTCATATAAAGTATCTCTATTTGTAGAAGTTAATCTTCTTTCAGCTCTAACAACTTGTCCCATTCCACCTCTAGTAATACCTGCTGGTGCGAACCATGGATCACTTGAAGCATCTGTAAACGCATATACTCCTGGTATAAATGTCGAAGCTGGTATATATACTAACATACCTGAATTTGGGTCTACGGTTTGTAACCAAGGCCAGTATGTAGCTGTATAGCTATTATCAATCCCACCTGCTGCATTAACTACTGTGTTAATTTGTTGGTTATATCCCACTAAATCAATTACAGCAATACTATCACCTCGTGAAATTGAATTATTCATTACACTAGTAATTTGAGATGCTTGATGTTGGTTTGATAAACCTGGTACTGATATTACATTGAATTGATAGTCATCTTGATTAGCTAATAGCGCTATTGCATTGTCATAATCATCTCCAACTAACCCTTGTGTATCTGTAGCATTAATATTTTCATAAAAGTTAGCAGCTCTACCCGTTGGGATAGCTGATCCTAAAGCTCCATTGAAAGAACCATTAAAAGAACCAGAACCAACTTCAGGTATACTTCCTGTAAATTCCGCTTTTGCTGACCCATCGTTGTTAAAGTAATATGGAGTTGGGCTAGTAACTTCTTTAACTCTTACATAATTAGAAATGTTAGGAAAAGATCCTGATTCTTGTAAGAAAGTATCTGCTCCTTCTGTTACTAAAGTAGTAGAAATATCACCAATTGCTCTTGAAATATAATTTGAAGCAAAAGGATCTAGTGAAATATTGTTATAAGATTCTAATACTACTTTATTATTGTCAGTATCATCTCCTCTTCTTATTAATAAACTAAATACACCAGATGATGTATTAGTTGATGCTATTTCCCATCTAACATTATTAGCAGAACCAGATGTTAAAGCACCATTTGATAAGGATGCTGTTCCAGTATTCATTAATTCACCTTCAGAAATAGTTTCTAATTCAAAAGCACTTGTTGAACCACTTCCTGCAATTCCACCTTGTAAAGTTAATACTGTTGAAAATGTTGATGCTGAACCAGTTAAAGCTGTAATACTATTTCCACTTGTTCCTATTGCAGAAGACGTAATTCCAATATTTGATGTGTAATCGTCAGTGTTAACTCCAATACCTACTGAGTCTATTTTAGCTACTAAATTATCTATATAAGCTGCAGTAGTAGCACCAGTTGATAAAAAGTATAGTGGTGGGTTGTCTACAGGTATTCCTCCTGCTGGGTCTTGTGCAACAAATCTAGAAGTATTTCCATTTACTACTACTCTAAATTCATCTTCTGCTGATTCCCCAAAACTATTTACAATTGCTAAAGAACCACTTGCTTGAGCTCCTCCTACTATATCATTAGTATTAGTAATTAGTGATGAAGTTGCTGAAGTAAATGACCCAGATGTTACTCTAGTTACTAATAAAGAAGTTCCTCCATTTTGGAAATATTGGTTAGCAGCAATAGAAGTAAGGTAAGTATATTCACCTGACCCACTTTGTAAAGCACCACCAAAAATCGCTTGATAAGAACTAAATGAACTAATTAATGTAGGTCTTTCAACAGGACCTAATACAGTTGGGCCTATAATTGCCGCACCTCTTTCAGCTGGTTGGGATGTAACAAAAGATTGGTCGTTTTCTCTTGCTAATACACCTGGAGATATTAATGTTTCTGCCATTTTATTTTGTTATTTTAATATTGTTTTATTATAAATATTAAAAACTTTCTCAAAAAACTACTTTAATAAATAAAAGTACAAAAAAATATAATTTTAAAACTATTCTACAATAGTAAATTCACCGGTTTCTAAATTTATATTTCCATCACCATATTTATCTTGAAGTTCTTTAGCTGTTTTATTAGATTCTTCTTGTAAATTAGCTAAATTTTCTAAAATTGTACTTCGTTGTCCTTCAAGAATAGCTTTTTGAATATCAACATTACCTAAATTAAAAGTAATTTGATTTTGTTTTTTTTGATAATCTTTAAGAGTTTTTAATTCTTCTTCTGATAACTTAATGTTTTCTTTTTTACTCATTTTATTTTTATTTTATTATAAATATTTAATTATTTTTATTTATCCCAAACTTACTAAATTTATACCACATTCTTTCGTGTAGAAAGTAAAGCACCATTTTGGAAATAACTTCTACCCCTCCTATAGCTAATCCTGCTGCCCAAGAACCCGTTATAAGTCCTGAAATAATTACTGTGTCTATTGTTCCTATTATTCTCCATGATATTGTTTTTACAATGTGTCTTTTATAACTTACCATCTTTTCTCATTTTAGCTCTAATTTTAGTAGCAGATATTTCTTTTATATCTTTAGGAGGTATATGTTCTATTACTTCATATCCTACACCTCTTCCATAATTTATTGATTCAATATCAGGTATAATAATTATTTTTATTCTACCTTCTTGTATTAAATCGTCTAATTCTTTTGATACATTTACTAAAACTTCTTGTGCTGTCCAAGGTTGTTTTTCATTTGGTTCAACATCTCTAATACAAATTAATACGTTTTTACCGTCATTTAAACGCTGATCTATTAACCAACTGTGGCCGGGGTGCCAAGGTTGCCAACGACCAATAAACATTGAATATTTTTTACTCATATTTGGTTTATTATTTTTTGTAAAGATTCTTCAGGGGTATCATCTGTAGTATCTATATTAATAAAATTATCTTGAGGGGCAATATACGCAATTGCTTTCCAATGATCACGCTCTCTTGATTCAGTTGTGTGAACATAAATTTCTTTAATATTATTACCTAAAAGTGTTTTAAAATCTTCTCTTTGATCTAAATAAGGTGCTACTAAAGAAACTATAACATCATTTCCTTGATTATGTAAGTAGTGAGCTATGCGTTGTGCTGTACCTACATTTTCAACTCTTCCTTTTATAGAGTAGTCTTTATTAGAGAATAATTCTCTCATATCATCTCCATCTATTCTAAAGGCATTTGGATAATATTGATGTTGAAGCATATCCGCTAAAATAGTTTTACCTGCACATGGCTGGCCAGTTAACCAGTATATCATATGTTGTATTTAAAGTATTCGTAAAACCAAGGATAGGTGTTAGTTATATCATGGGATAATTGTTGGCCTAATACCTTATTCCATTCATTAAGTACAGGTTTTACTTGAGGTCTAATTGTATGATCCCCAAATATACCATGTATTTTATCATCTTCTTGAGTACTTTGTTCTACATTTTGAAAATCATGTTGGTATCTATCTAATTCAAAAAAGTCATATACTCTATTTAATTCTTTTTGAGGATATAAAGTTAAATCTTCAAAACGAATAAACAAAATGTGTTTATCTATATTTCGAGTAATTAAATCTTCTAGTCTATCCATAGATAACCCTACAGGAGGGGATTGAGCCCATATATCAACTCTTTTTGATGTTGTTGTTCCTTTTAATTCTGCCCACTTAACAACCCCAGATTCTTTTTCTGGGTTTTTCCTATAGTTTTTTTCCATTGAGGTGTAAATAGCTCTTACATCCCTAACCATACAAACTATTTTAGGGTTTGGATAAAATTTATTTAACCAATCATAATGTATACCCCAACCTCTTGATTTATCTATAACATATTTTTTATCTGTAATTCCATTATAAAACCCTTTTAATCCCTGATTACAAAAATTAATCCATCCTTTTTTCATTAAGTCTGCGTCTTGTGCTATTATGGCAGAATCTTGAGAATAACTACCCCTTGCTGAGTTTAATAATTCTATTAAACCAGATGTAGGTGAAGCATAAAAATCTGGGTTTTGAGCTAAAATGTTTTGTAATAAAGTACTACCAGCTCTAGGAAGAGATGATTGAAAAAATATTTGTTCCATTATTGTTTATTTATTGATTCTATAATTTTATTTGTATTAAATATTTCTTTTAAATCATTATAAGGTATGTTATGAATATCTTCGGATAAACCAAAAGGATTATATACTGCTGATGTTAGGTTTGGTTCTTTAGTAAAAGGGTTAGACTTAATATTATCATGTAATTTATACCCAAATGTTTCTGGTTTTGTTTGAATCCAACAGACTGTAGATTTTAAATTTAAAGCTGCTGCCATATGTTGGGCAAAACTATCTATTAATAATCTTTTATTAGATAATTGAAGTAATATAGCTATACTTCTAAACCCATCTAAAGCTTGCATTGTATCAGGATATATTTTTTGGTCTTCTCTTTTTATATGAATAATAGTATAATCATTTTTATAATGTTCAATTATTTCTAGTATATTTAGTTCGGGAATATCTCTTGTCCAAGCATACTGATAACCTAATCCTGCTGGACCTCCATTAACTTGCATGGCTAGTATGGGTTTATCTGTTTGATAATAAGGAGAAAAATAATCTATTTCAGGTTGTGTAAGATATATTTGAGGTTGTTCATTATTATATCGTAACCCAAATAATTCACACCAAGTTTTAAAAAGGTTTTTTGGTTTTTCTAAAATAAATTCGCTACGTCTATAAGGATCTTCAACAAATATTTTACAATCTTGATCTTTAATAAATTTTAAATAAAAACCATTTACATTATTAGGGTTATAAACTTCATTAATATGGGGGTTATTTAAAAATACATCGGGGTAAGCAGTAACTACTATAAGATTAGCGTTTTTATAACGTTTTCTTATAACTTTTACCATGGCTGTTCCCATGATACTTTTACCTAAACCACCATCTATTTGGAATATAATATTCATCTATAACTTTTTACAATATAACAATATACAAAACTTAATTAAGCACTCCTAATTATTTTACCAAGGAGTACCATTTCTTTTTGTTATTTTTGATCTTTGTAGTATATTTTTAGCAATAGAAGCTGAATTTTCTGTTTCAATTGATGCTGTATCAATACTTCCTGCAACCCACCCTAAAACATTATCTTGGGTTAGATTATCATAAGTAATAAAGCCCGGATCTGATATAGAACCTGTTGTTAATTCTATATCCCCTACGTATCTAGTTGACGCATTATTTTCTTTTGATTCACAAGCATAAGTAGCTTGAATAACCATACCATCAGCTATTATTCTTTTTAAATCATATATTTTCCAAACGTGATCCATAATTTTTTATTTTATTATAAATATTATATTTTTTCTTTAAAATGCAGTATCACAATAAATTTTATATCTTAATCTTGTTCTTAAACAAACAATTTCAGATGGAAAACCACTTGGATAAGGGTTACTAGTACTCCATCCAAAACGTACACATTGATTTGTGGAATATATTCTACCATCTGTAGGAGCATCTCTTTGATAAGTTGTATATGTTTGACCATTTCTAACAGAAGCTTGTAATACGTTTGATGGTATTAATGCCGCAACTGTGTTGTTTATGCTTGTATTATTACAGTTATATGAAGGTGAAACTACTTGAAATGCACCATTAAAACCTTGTGTTGTATTTGTTCCAGATGTTTGGATTTGAAATATCGCTTCATATATTATTAATGTTTTATTTGCTCCTGGAGCTGTTATTATAACACAATTTGGACCATTTCCTAAAACACCTTGTATTTGTGTAGCATTATAAGCAACACACATTTCACACATATCTGTTACAACACTACCATTGGATGTTATTCCAGGTAATATTGAAACTTGTTTAGCACCTGTAGTTCCTCCACAAGTACTTTGAATGTTAAGACAATTAACATGAGTAGTACTATTAGTACAAGATAATCTGCCAGCTAAACCTAACATAACGGAACAACTGTGGTTATTTGTATTATTACACCCTCCTATTATAGTTGATCTGCTATTATATGCAGATAACGTGTTGTTATTTCCTCCTAAAATGGTGTGGCAATAACCATTATTACATATAGTATTATTTTGACCTCCTATTATTACTGAGTAAGAAGTATAACTTCCTATACAATTATTTCTTCCTGTGACAATAGAAGAACCATTTCCATATCCACTATTAATATTATTAGAAGAACCACCAATAATATTAGCTCCACTTCCATAATTACCAGTAATACAATGATCTCGACCACCAATAATACTATGCTCACCACCATAAGCACCACTATTATACATACTACTATTATGCCCTATAATCATGTTAATTTTATAGCCTACATCAATAGTGTTTTTGTTACCTACTATAAAGTTATAACCTTTGGAATCCTGAACTTCTTTATTTATAGATATTTTATTACATTGTCCTGCTACGATAAAATCAAAAGGATTTGTTATTCTATTACATTCACCACCACCTATAAAACCTTTAGTTGGGCAAGAAGTATAACCATTTGCACTAGATACTGATGCAGTATTTTTAAATCCTCCTATAATTGTAGTATAGCAAATTTTATCACTTATACCAGCATTACATATACAATTACATGTACCACCTAATATAGAATTTCCACTACTATAACAGGAATCAATGTAGTTTTTACAACCCCCACCTATAAAATGATAATGCCCATAATTATCTTTTATACAGTTACTACAACCACCTACTATAGAATTTTGACTATATCCATTATTACAGTTACTACCACCACCTACTATAACATTACCACCATACCCTGTAATTTTATTACTTCTTCCACTCCCTATAAAATCACATCCATATCCATTTGCGCAGTTTAAAACACCTCCAACAACAACACTGTTTCTTCCATAAACCTCATTAGTAAAACCTGCTCCTATAAAACCACCAGTTGAATACCCAGTCATACAATTTCTAAATCCGGAAACTATAGTACTATAATTGGTATAGCCGCTGGCAATGGTGTTACATAATCCAGCTCCGATAATCGAACAATTTGATTGGACTGAATTACATTCACCAGCTCCAATAAAAGACTTCGCTACTGAGCCTATATTATTAGAAAAACCACCTGCTATAGTACTACAAGTACCTGAATTACTATTTAATCCCCCTACTGTTAAAGAATTAGAACCATTAAATGTCATACATACCTTAGCACAAGCTGATATTGTTGATGTACCATCTGCTGTTAATATTCTACAATTAGCTGGTGTTTTAATTGCTGATGTATTAAATGCACCTGTTGCACCTTGAGTACCTTGTGCCCCGGTTGCACCTTGTACACCTGTTGCTCCTTGTGTTCCTCCTGCTCCTGTTGCTCCTTGTACCCCATTAGCTCCTGTTGCTCCTTGTACCCCATTAGCTCCTGTTGCACCTTGAACACCTCCTGCTCCTGTTGCTCCTTGAACACCTCCTGCTCCTGTTGCTCCTTGAACACCTCCTGCTCCTGTTGCACCTTGAATTCCAGTGTCTCCTGTTGCACCTTGAACACCTCCTGCTCCTGTTGCACCTTGAATTCCAGTGTCTCCTGTTGCTCCTTGTACACCTTGATCTCCAGTAGCTCCTTGTACTCCTGTAGCACCCTGTATTCCAGTGTCACCTGTTGCACCTTGTACTCCTTGGTCTCCTGTTGCTCCTTGAATTCCAGTGTCTCCGGTAGAGCCTTGAATTCCTGTTGAACCTTGTACTCCTGTAGCACCCTGTATTCCAGTGTCACCTGTTGCACCTTGTATACCTGTATCACCTGTTGCTCCTTGAATTCCAGTATCCCCTGTTGCACCCTGAATTCCTTGGGCTCCTGTAGAGCCTTGAATTCCTTGGTCACCTGTTGCTCCTTGTACTCCTTGGTCGCCTGTTGCTCCTTGTATCCCAGTGTCTCCAGTTGCTCCCTGTATTCCTTGGGCTCCTGTAGATCCTTGAACCCCTTGATCTCCTGTTGCTCCTTGTACACCTTGATTTCCTGTTGCACCTTGAATTCCTTGGTCACCTGTTGCACCCTGTATTCCCTGTGCTCCAGTTGAACCTTGAATTCCTTGGTCTCCTGTAGCACCTTGTACTCCAGTATTACCTGTAGCACCTTGTACACCAGTGTCACCTGTTGCACCTTGGATTCCTTGTGCTCCTGTTGCACCTTGAATACCAGTATCACCTGTAGAACCTTGTATACCTGTAGATCCCTGAACTCCTTGGTCACCTGTTGCACCTTGAATACCAGTATCACCTGTAGAACCTTGTATACCTGTTGAACCTTGTACTCCCGTTGCTCCTTGTATTCCCTGAGCACCTGTTGATCCTTGTATACCCTGGTCCCCTGTAGCACCTTGCACTCCAGTATCTCCTGTTGCACCTTGAATACCAGTATCACCTGTGGCTCCTTGTATTCCTTGTGCTCCTGTAGATCCTTGAACTCCCTGTGCTCCGGTAGAACCTTGTATTCCTTGATCTCCGGTTGCACCTTGTATACCTGTATCACCTGTTGCTCCCTGAATTCCGGTATCACCTGTAGCGCCTTGTATTCCTTGTGCTCCTGTAGAACCCTGAATTCCTGTTGAACCTTGAATTCCTGTTGAACCTTGAATTCCTTGGTCTCCAGTTGAGCCTTGAATACCAGTTGAACCTTGTATTCCTTGGTCTCCTGTTGCTCCCTGAACTCCTTGTGCTCCTGTAGCACCTTGTATCCCAGTGTCCCCTGTTGCACCCTGTATTCCCTGTGCTCCTGTAGATCCCTGTATACCTGTAGATCCTTGTATTCCTTGATCTCCTGTAGCACCTTGTACTCCAGTATCTCCTGTTGAACCCTGAACTCCTTGTGCTCCTGTGGATCCTTGTATACCAGTAGAACCTTGTATTCCCTGATCACCTGTGGCACCTTGTACTCCTTGTGCTCCAGTTGAGCCTTGAATACCCTGATCTCCTGTTGCGCCTTGTATACCCTGATCTCCTGTTGCGCCTTGTATTCCTGTTGAACCTTGAATTCCCTGATCTCCGGTAGCGCCCTGTATTCCTGTATCTCCTGTAGCACCTTGAATACCTGTATCTCCTGTTGATCCTTGTATTCCTGTTGCACCTTGTATACCTTGGTCCCCTGTAGCTCCTTGTATCCCCTGATCTCCTGTTGCTCCTTGAATACCTGTATCTCCTGTTGCACCTTGTATTCCAGTGTCACCAGTTGCGCCTTGAATTCCCTGATCTCCCGTTGCGCCCTGTATACCTTGATCTCCAGTAGCACCTTGAATACCTGTTGATCCTTGAATTCCTTGATCACCAGTAGCACCTTGTATTCCCGTTGATCCTTGAATTCCGGTTGCACCTTGTATTCCTTGATCACCAGTAGCACCTTGTACTCCTTGGTCTCCTGTAGCACCTTGAATACCAGTGTCTCCTGTAGAACCTTGTATTCCTGTTGATCCTTGTACTCCTGTTGATCCTTGTATCCCCTGATCTCCAGTTGCACCTTGTATTCCTGTTGAACCTTGTACTCCTTGGTCTCCTGTTGCGCCTTGAACTCCAGTGTCACCTGTTGCTCCTTGAACTCCAGTAGCCCCTTGTATTCCACCATCTCCAGTTGCGCCCTGAATTCCTGTAGATCCTTGTATTCCGGTTGCACCTTGTACACCTATGTCACCTGTAGCGCCTTGTATTCCCTGATCTCCTGTTGCGCCTTGTATTCCAGTATCACCTGTTGCGCCTTGTATTCCTGTTGAACCTTGTACCCCTTGATCCCCAGTTGCTCCCTGTATCCCTGTAT